TAAGCATATTGAATACGACCTAAGATTTCACGAGCAAGAGAACCTTTGTTGGCTAGAATCGCAATACTGTAATCATCTTGAAACAAAACCGACCAAAGCATAAAGCCCACAGTCGTGGTTGTTTTACCAACCTGACGGGGCATTTTTGCAATACAGAATCGATTGTCTTTAAATGTGGTAACCATGTCCTCTTGGAACGGCCACATTTCAAATGGGATAAGACCTTTATCCACATTGACAATTTTTACATAATTCTTAATAAAATATACCGGGTCTTCGGTACATTTTAAGATTTCTTTGACCTGTTCTTCGGTGTATTTTAATTCTACACCTACTCGTTTCAGGTTAGCATTACCAAGATAACCATCACTCATAATTTATTTTGTTAGACTACGAAGCATCCATGCATGTTTTTGATGTTGGTCTAACAAGTCCTGTAAAAAGTTTGAGATTGCTGGTTCGCCTGCTTGGTCAGCTGCAACAATACCTGCTCTAAGATGAACAATAAATCTGTCGTTATCTTGGCGTAATTGTGATAGCATTGCAAGTGCTGTTGGAATGTTTTCTGTATCAGGAACATCCGATAGTTCTATCATTCTAGGCAATGTTGTTGGTGCATAAGAGTCCAACATACGAATCTTTTCAGCAATCAAGTCTGTGTTAGCCCAAACTGCATTATAGAAACCATTTAGAAAAGTATGGTAATCATTGAAGTTTGGACCTTCAATATTCCAGTGGAATGTGTGAGACTTGAAATACAAACCAAAGTTTGTACCAAGAATTGTTTTCATTTGTTCAATTAGTTTTTCCATAGTAATCCTATTTATTGTTCTTTAAAAATTTAACTAATTCGGTCGTAGAGCCTACAAATACTGCCTTATCAACATTGATATTTTTGGCAGGATTAACTGATTCACCAGTTAAGTCTTTTCTGCGTTTTTGTATCTCTAACAAATCTTTGTTTAAATCTGCAAGGTTTTTAATCAATCCTGCAGCTACTTCATAAGCTCTTGGATGTTCAGATGCATTTGCCACCTGTAACAATTGGTCCATGGCTTGATTGCCTTTTTCAATTAGACTTCGAATGTTGCAACGAGCAAACTCAGCATCATCATCAACTGGTGTTTTGGCCTCAACAATCTCTCCTTGAATGACTTCAACAGGAGCATCAAAAACTATTGGGTCAACATCTAATGCTTGAGATAATTTTTCATTCAAATTTTTCATAGTGTATTAGGATATTCCGTAATTGTTTCTGCAAAACCAAACTCATCATCAGCTTCTGCCGTAATTGGGTCTGGTGTGGTAACAATTAATAATGATTTAACAGGTGATACATCAACAGAAGATACAGTATAAACTGCACCGCTTGTGTCACCTTTAATAATATCTCCAGCCACAATAACATCATTTAGGTCACTAACAACCAAAATACCATTACTTGTATTACTGAAGTATGAAACTTTACCTACAATGTCTCGGTCAGCTACTCGAACAATTTCTGAATCTGCAAAATAACTTACACCATTAGCGTAATCCAAATATACTTTCTGAGCATCTTTAGTTCTGTTTTCAATGTAAATACTTGTGTTTGCTTGGCGAATAACACTTGCTGTTTTAACTGGTGGCCAAATATGTCCTTTGGCAGTAAACTCCAAATCCCAAATGATTAGTCTGGTGTTCATCATATCACCTTCATAATCTGTGGTTGTGTTTACAGAATTCAATACAATTGGCAAATCATATTTCTGTGCCATATCAGGATTAAATGTTACAGTCACATTAAAATCTGGTGTGAAGAATGGTAAAATTTGTTCTAAAATTTGTGTACCATCTTCTGTGTTTCTTACATAGATTGATAATGAGAAACTAAAATCATATGGAACAGGAACATATTGTGTATTGATTGATGTTGATGTTTCAGCAGAAAAGTTTCTTTGTGTAGATGGCAATTTTCTGCCTGAATCATATGACATGCCTGTTAGTTCAAAAGAGATTCTTGGAACAACAGTAGCAATTGATTTGGTTAAATTTGGGTCAGAAGTAATACGAGTGATGTATTTCTCTTTTGACCCGTAAGATAAAGGCACTTTAAATTTTTCTTTGGCTGTCAAACCATCTTTAGTATATCTAACAACATAAATGTCATTAAAAAGTGTGCCAAAAGCCACTACGATTTTTCGTATGGTTCTATTATAAAAGTGTGCATTACCTAACATTATGGTTCACCAAATGGATTAATCTCTGTGAAGTCAATGATGCCGTCAGCTTCAGTTTCAATTCTTGTTGCATCGTTGATATCTTCAAATGCGGTATTATCAAATGCGGTATCCGATTGGAATGTAGATGTGTTTGTTCTCCAAACTGCACCTGATGTAACACCGATTGTATTTGTATTTCCTGCAAATGTTCCTTGAACACGAATAATGTCCAATTTTTTGTTACCAGAAGTCCATGTATGAACAATGGCTTGAGCATTAGCGTTTGCTAAATCTGTACCTTGATATACAATCTCATCTGCAAGATATGTTCCTGAGCCTGTGTTTAGTGTAAGTTGAGTTCTCTTATAGTAGTCACGAACATTTGAATCAACTTCATCTACACCAGTTGAAATGACTTCTTCAGAGAATACATATTGTTTCAACTTCAACGCATAAACATAAACATTACCGCCACGACCACGACCTAATGTGTAATACATTGCTTGGTCATTCTCATGTTCAACAAATGTTATCTCAAAGAAATTTTTCATCAAAGGTAAATAAATTAAATCACCTTCTCTAGGTCTTATCAAATTTGATGCACCTGTTGCATATTTGAATCTACGGCGAGAGACCAATAGTTGAATTTCATCACGAATTTCTAAACCAAATTTAGAAATAAAATCTTGCTCGCCATCCATACCTGTAATATTTTCCAGGTACATTTCGATTGGATAAGCAACTGTATATTGTTTTAGTGTATCTTCACCATACAAATAATCTACTTCATCACGACTTGTTCTTGGAAGATAAAAGACATCCATGCCATAGATGCCCATGGCTTCGATGACCAGGTCTTCCACCAGTAATTGCTCACTGGTGATTTGGTCAAGTGGAAAATTATTGAAGTAAAAATTTGTAGGCATGCATCATTAACCCATAAACATATCACTAGGAAGAACATTGAATGATTGCATTTCTTCTTCAATCTTATTGAGTTCTTCGAGGGCTTCTTGCATGATTCGTGGTCCGTCTAGCGTTACACCACCAGGCATTTGAATGCCTGCAAACTTAGATAAGTTTGTTCCCCATTGATACTTAATTTTAGCTGTTGCGTATTGTTTTAAGAATCTATCATTCCAAACATCTGATACACCAGTCTTTGACATAGTGTTAGCGCTTACATTCGCAGACAATGTTGAAGCTGCAATAACAATTTCTGTTGGAGAATTAATCTTGCGAACCTGAACCGATTGTCCATCTGCTAATGTAATAAAATCATTTTCAACAAGTTCTTGGTCAAACACGGTTGAAGAACCTGTAAGTGTATTCGAACTTGTGTTACCTGTTACTGTTCCTGTTAAAGTAATGGTTTCAGGTTCCAATCTACGATAACATTCAACAATTACATACTTACCAACTTGAGCATCAGCAGACCAGTCAATATCAAGGAACAATTTGTTTTGGTGTCTGTTAAATCTAAACTGTGGTGTGCCAGAGAACAATAGGTTCAATGTGCGGATGTGTTGCATTGTAATTTCATATGACACATAACTTACAGAAGTAAAGTCATATAAATCATGCAAACGCAACTGATAACGCAAGTCAAACATATTGATAGATGAATTTGAATCATCAAAAGGCAAAACGCCAGTAACAGAAATAACGGCATCTGGACAATAAATCCATCTGCGGTCAATATCTGCCTGTGTAAATTGATGCTTCATGTAAATCTTTTCTGTGCCATCATAATGATAGTCTGACCAGAAAGATAAAGCGTCATCGATACGGTCTTCAATTTGGTCATCATCCACATTAATTTGGATAACTGGATGACCAAGTCTTCTTAAACAGTAGTCTTTAAATTGTGCTCTAGTAGTAGGTTTTGCCATGGTGAATTATTTATCCTAGTGCAATTGAGAGGGCCAATGCATCACCAATTGAGGCGGCCGTGAAAGATTCGGTTGTAATTGTGGTTATTCTTCCGTTAGCTGCAACCGTAATACTTGGAATAGAAGATGCATTACCATATGTTCCAGCACTAACCAAAACATTCGTATAATCGGATGTGTTGGCTGTATTT